TATTCGTCGCTCGGGCTGCTGACGATCCTCGATATCGGGCTGCTCGCTGCCTACTGCGTCGCCTACGGCCGTTGGGTCGAGTCCGAGCGCATCGTTCGCGAGAAGGGCGCGGTCGTGAAAACGATCGCTGGCAACCTAATTCAGAACCCTTACCTGGCGATCGCCAACAAGGCGATCGAGCAGATGATCAAGATCGGCATCGAGTTCGGCATGACGCCGGCGAGTCGGCCGCGAATGGGCCGCGACGCCGCGATGGGACTGCCGGCGCCGAGTTCGGGAGTCGCCAATGCCGGTGCAGCGCAAGGCGACGATCTCGATCGGTTCCTCGACCAGCACCCGGACCGCACGCTCAACTGATCCCGTCACAGCCTATGCGCGCGATGTGATTGCTGGTCGGGCCATCGCTTGCAAGCTGGTGGCCAAGGCTTGTGCGCGGCATGTGCGCGATCTCGAAAGCGGGCCGGCACGGGGGTTGCGTTGGGATCTGAAGGCGGCGGCCTACGGGATTTCGTTCTTCCGCTTCCTGCGTCACTCGAAAGGCGAGCTCGCGGGCCGACGATTCCAGCTCGAGCCGTGGCAGAAGTTTTGCGTGGGCTCGGTCCTGGGCTGGAAACGTGCCGACGGATTCCGGCGCTTCCGCACGGCCTATATCGAGCTGCCAAAAAAGGCCGGAAAATCGAGTCTCGCCGCAGGCTTCGGACTTTACGGTTTGATTGCTGATCGCGAGCCCGGCGCCGAAGTCTATGCGACGGCGGCGAAGCGCGATCAGGCGCGGATCGTGTTCGGCGATGCACAGCGCATGGTGCGCGCGTCGCCCGAGTTGCGGCGGCGCGTCAGCGTGTTCAAGCTCAATCTGTCGGTCGACCGCACGGGCTCAAAATTCGAGCCACTGTCGGCGGATGAAAAAACGGCGGACGGGCTCAACCCGTCGCATGTCATCGTTGACGAACTGCATCGGCAGAAAAGCGCGGCCCTACGTAATCTCATGGACTCCGGCATGGTGTCGCGCCGCCAGCCGCTCATGGTGATCATCACCACGGCGGGCGACAACAATCCGGCCAGCGCGTATGCGATCGAGAACGACTACGCCCTGAAGCCGCTGGACGGCGCGTCGGTCGACGACAGCTATTTCGCTTTCGTCGCCGCGATCGACGACCCGGCGAAGTGGGACGATCCGGGCCAATGGGCCACGGCGAATTTGAATCTCGGTGTGTCGGTCAAGATCGACGAGCTGGCGCGCTTGTGCGCGCAAGCGAAAGCCTCGCCGACCAAGAAAGCCGAGTTCCTGCGATATCACCTGAATGTCCGCACGTCCGACTCCACGCGCGCGATCGACATGGACGTCTGGGCGGAGAATGCGGGCGAGCCGATCGACATCGCGGCGCTCGCCGGTCGCAAATGTTATCTCGCGATCGATCTTTCCTCGAAGCAGGATATTTCGGCGACGGTCAAGCTCTTCCCGCCGGAAGGCGACGAAGAGCGCAAGTGGATCGTGGTGCCGCGCTTCTTCACGCCGCGCGATACGATCGACACACGCGGCGAACGTGACCGCGCGCACTACCGCCTATGGGTCGAGGGCGGCTGGATGGAGGCCACGCCGGGCAACGTCATCGATCACGCGCGCGTGCGCGACACGGTTCTTGAGGACGCGCGGCTCTATCAGATCGAATCGCTGCCCTACGACCCATGGAACGCGACGCAGTTGGCGGTCGAATTGCAAGGGCAGGGCCTGCCGGTGATCGAATTCGTGCAAGGGCTGCGGTCCTACACGGAACCGACGAAAGAATTCCTGAATTTTCTCGCTGACCGCAAATTCCGCCACGGCGCGCACCCGGTGCTCTCCTGGATGGCGTCGAATTTGTACACCCAGTCTGACAAGAACGAGAACCTGATGCCGCACAAGGGCCGCTCGACGGGCCGGATTGACGGGATCACGTGCATGATTATGTGCGTCGGGCGCGCGCTGGCCGGTGCCGATGATTCGAACGCCGCCCTCGAGCAAGCCATTCTTGAACGTGGCGGCTTCGCGTAGGCCGGGAGGAACGCATGGGCTTCTGGTCGCGCCTGTTCTCCTGGCGGCGGAAATCGAGCACGACGGCTGCGGCACCCGCGTCATGGTTTGTTGACTGGGTACGCGGCGAGGAAACGGTATCGGGCGTCAGCGTGACGCCGGAATCCGCCATGCGTTGCTCGGCCGTGTGGTCGTGCGTGCGCATCCGTTCGGAGGACATCGCCAAGCTGCCGTGCATCCTCTACCGCCGACGCGCGGACGGCGGCAAGGATCGCGCGACCGATCACCCGCTGTATGCGCTGATGCACGATCAGCCGAATCCGCGCATGACCTCGTTCGAGTTTCGCCAGCTCATGCAGGCAACCGTCGATCTGCGCGGCAATGCCTATGCGCGCAAGGAGCCAGACGGGCGGGGCGGTGTCAAAGCACTCTGGCCGCTCAATCCGACGCAGACACACGTGCTGGCAGCCAATGACGGCTCGCTGTTCTACAAGCTGCCAAACAGTGAACTAGTGGCCGCCGACGAGATCATGCACCTGCGCGGACTCACGCTCGACGGCATTCACGGCCTTTCGCCAATTAGCCATCATCGCGAGACAATCGGCCTCGCCGTCGCGGCGCAGCGCTACGGCGCGGCGTTCTTCGGTAACCAGGCGCAGCCGCGGGGCGCGATCAAGGTGCCGGGCATTCTCGGCCCGGAGGCGGCGGCGCGGTTGCGCGCCGACTGGGAGCAAAAATTCCAGGGACCGGAGAACGCCCACCGGCTCGCCATCTTCGATGGCAACATGGAGTGGGTGCAGACCGGCATGTCCAACGAGGACGCCGAATACATCGATCTGCGCAAGTTCCAGCTTTCTGACATCGCACGGCTCTATCGCATTCCCCCGCACAAGATCGGCGATCTCGAAAAAGCGACATTCTCCAACATCGAGCAACAGGCGCTTGAATACGTCACAGACTGCCTCATGTCGGAACTCGTGCGCTGGGAGCAAACCCTCTCGTTCTCGCTATTGCGTGCGGAAGAGCGCGCCGATTATTTCTTCGAATTTCTCATCGATGGTCTGCTGCGCGGCGACTTGAAATCGCGTTACGAGGCGTTTGGGATCGGCCGCAACTGGGGCTGGTTCAACGTCGACGAAATCCGCGCCAGGGAAAATATGAATCCGTTGCCCAATGGAGCGGGTCAGATTTACTTGCAACCGCTCAATACGGGCGAAGCCGGCAAGCTGCCGCCGCCCGCGCCGCCTAAGACATTGCGCAAGCCTCGCCGCCCGACCAATGGCGCGGCGCATCCGCAGGAGACATCGAATGGGTGAACCGGGTGCTGTCATAGGTGAACTCGCCTTCCTGCCACGCGACCGCATCGAGCGCATAGAGCGCGCGGCGAAAGCGCGGCGACTTCGCAAGCCTGGCATCCCGGTAAGTTTTTTCTCAGTGCCGAGTAATTGGATTGCCCCGGCGAAATTGCCAGCGCGACTTTGCCATCGCGAAAATCTGGAACATTTAACAGGATTTGGGCGATTCCTTGGATTTCAAGCCGCCGCTAACGAGACAAATCAGGTAGAGGTTGCAGACGCACTCGAAGAATCGCTCCGACATTACGCCGAACAGACCGATTTGTTGAAACTGATGCGTCTGGACTCGGGCTGCCTAGGGTTCCCAGATTTGCATTTGCGAATTATCCCTGAAGGAGGCCCCAATCGTTACTCAGTCCGCCATGCTATCAATCATAATCGATCGGTACGTTACGAGCTTCCGCCAGGCCCACAACTCACAATTGGTCGACGGCGACCGGATGGCGGCTCAAGTTGGGTTGTGGCGAGTTTATTGCCGATTTTGTCGAGCTCTCCTAGCTGTGAGCGAGGCTACACGGTTTACGCGCATACGTTTGATGAAGAGCGTGCGGTTGGCGTCGCTTGCCGAACCGGGTTCAGTTATATCGGTGTGACCAAACGGGACTGGGCGGCGCGATGGCGGGAACACTGCGCATCTGCGCGCGGCGGCTCACCGTATCATTTTCATCGAGCGATGCGTGAGCATAGCACCTGGGTCGACGTGCATCAGATCATTTCTATCCGGCTGAGTCACCAAGAGGCAATGGCAACCGAGGAACGGCTCGTTAAAGAATTCACGCTTTATCCGAACGGGCTGAATATGATTCCCGGTGGTTTCGCAGGCATCCGATATCTGGCGAAGCTTGGGTTCACAGCGTCGCGCAAGCATTGGGAAAATCGGCATCTGGTTCTTCAGAATTTCGCCGCACATTGCGAGCGAGCCGGCAAACCGAACCCGCTGCTTGCCATGCGCTGGCGTGATGATGCTTTCGCAGCTTCGATCATTTGCGCCAACCCGAATAACTTCGACGCCGACGAGGTGAGCGAAATTCGGCTCCTAGATAGCCTCGGTTGGCTGTCGGAGCAGATTGCCGCTCGGCTTCAGTGCAGCGAGGACCGCGTTTGCAATCTCTTGCGCGGCGAGACTTACGCCCGCGTTCACTAGCGAGGACGTGCATGGCCCTCAAATTCTTGACTTCCGAAGCCTTCCGCGCCGCAGCAGGAGATTCGGATCGGAATGCTGATCGCGACCTCGGCATCTATGCAACGATGCTCGACGCAGGAGCGCGCGCGGTCGATGGCGAGCGTAAGGTCCAATTCACAATCTCGACGCCAATGGTCGACCGCTACGGCGATATCATTGAGCCGAATGGCTGGAAGATAGACGCTTACCTTCGCAACCCAATGGTACTCTTCAATCACGACAGCGACACGGCCATCGGCATTTCTGACCGCGTCTGGGTCGAGGACAATAAACTCAAGGCGATTGCCGATTTTCAGCCGCCGGAAATATCTCGATTCGCCGACGCCGTGTATCGGATGCTCACGCACCCGAAACGATTTCTTCGCGCGGCTTCAGTCGGCTTCATTCCGTTGAAATGGCAATTCAACGAAGACGCTGCGAATCGCGGCGGAATGATTTTCCAAGAACAAGAGTTAGTCGAGTGGTCTGTGGCCACGGTGCCGGCAAACCCGGATGCATTAAGCGAGGCGAAATCCGCCGGCATCGATCTCGCGCCGATGATCGAATGGGCCGAAAAGCTGCTCGATGGCGAAGGCCGCACGAGTCTGCCGCGCGTCGAACTCGAGGCGCTGCGCAAGTCGATAGCGCCGTCGCGCAAACTCTTCGTGATTGAGTCGCCGACCGCTATCTCGAAAACTTCCTTCGATCGCATCCGGCAGACGATCGACGCTTGGCGCACGGGCGAGACGGGAGCGTTGGTGCTCGACTGCGGCCTTACGCTTCGTCGGGTCGACGCCTCCGATGACATTGCGGTCAATGAGCCCGCACCCGAGTTTGCGCGAGACCTGAACAAGCGGCAACTCGACACCCTAGTCGCTGCGGCAGAAACGATGCGGTTGGGGCACGATATCACCTTCCTGCCGCGCGATCGCATCGAGCGCATCGAACGCGCGGCGAAAATGCAGCGGATCGCCGACCGGCGCGCACGCACCGTTGACGTGATCCGTCGCAAGACAATCTAGCGGACGCCTGACCGGCGATCCAATTTCCCCGACTCCCTCGTGGGTCGGGCGACCGGGGCGGCATGCGCCGCCCTTTCGTTTTCGGAACCCCAAACATGGACAACGAAGCAACGCTCCTCTCCAAGCGCGCGGAGAAGGTCGACGCCCTTGAGGCGCTGGCCACCAAGATGGGCGCGGATGAGTACGCCGAAACGCCCGAGGATGAGAAGGCATTCGGCGATCTCAAGGCTGAGATCGATGCCTCGGACAAGAAGATCGCACGCATTCGCGAGGCGCTGAAGATCAAGGCGGCGACCGCCAAGCCGGTCCCGTCGCCAAACGGCGATACGCCAAAAACCTTTGCCCGGCCGCGCCACTCCGGCTTGAAAGCCTACAAGGGCGACGGCGCGGATGAGCGCGCGTTCCGGGTCGGGCAGTGGATCAAGGCCAGCTTCTATGACAGCGAGGCGGCCCGTAATTGGTGCCGCGAAAACGGCGTGCTGATCACTCGGGCGGCCTCCGAGGGCGTCAATTCGGCGGGCGGCTTTCTGGTGCCCGAGGAAATGCAGGCGAGCATCATCGACCTGCGTGAGCAGTTCGGCGTGTTCCGCCGCGAGGCCCAGATCGTGCCGATGGGCTCCGACACGCTCAATTGGCCGCGTCGGACGGGCGGGGTCACGGCGTATTTCATCGGCGAGAACACCGCGCCGACGGAATCGCAGGCATCGTGGGATAACGTGAACCTGGTCGCCAAGAAGCTGGCGGCGCTCACGCGCATGTCGACCGAGCTGTCGGACGATGCGATCGTCAACGTGGCCGACTGGCTCACGAACGAGATCGCCTACGCCTTCAGCTCGAAGGAAGACGATTGCGGTTTCAATGGCGACGGCACTTCGACCTACGGCGGGATCCGCGGCGTGACTACGCTCATCCTCGACGGCACCCACAATGCCGGCAAGGTGGCTGCGGTGTCGCCGCATAACACCTTCGAGGAAATCGACGCGGTGGATATCACGAAACTCATGGGTACATTGCCGGCCTACGCACTCGCTGGTGCCAAGTTCTACACCTCGCAGTATGGCTTCGCGGCGACCTTCGAGCGCTTGGTCGCGGCCGGCGGCGGCAATTCGATCGCGACGTTGGGGGGCGAGATTCAGTATCGCTACCTCGGCTTCCCGGTCGTGATCAGCCAGAAGATGGTCGGCTCGGGCGATCAGAACGCTAAGGTGATGGTCATGTTTGGCAACCTTCGCCTGGCTGCGGCAATGGGCGAGCGCCGGGTGGTGACCATCAAGCGCTCGGACGATCGCTACTTCGATACCGATCAGATCGGCCTCATGGGCACCGAGCGCATCGATATCAACGTCCATGACCTCGGCGATAACACGAACGCCGGGCCGGTCGTGGGCTTGGTCGGAACCACGTAAGCCTGATCTGGGGCTCGATCCGAGCTAGGCGCCGCCGCCAATCTGACGGCGGCGCTCTCCCCAGCTTCTCATTGTCAGAAAGGAAACGGCTATGCGTCCACAGCTCAAGACAATCCTCGCCATCTCGCCGACGAGCGTCACCAACGCTGCGACGGCAACTGGCTCGATCGACACCCTCGGCGCGCACTTCGCAACCATCGACGTCACGGAAACGACGGCCGATGTGGTCAGCAACTCGCCCTCGGTGCTCAAGATCAGCGAGTCGGACATCACGGATTCGACGGGTTACTCCGATATCACCGCGCTCGTCGGCGGCGGTGCGGGCGGCTTCACCATCGGCAATGATTCAACGACGGCGCAGAACCTCCGCAAGTTCAACGTCGATCTGCGGGGCCGAAAGCGATATCTGAAAGTCACGGTCTCGCCGCGCACGACGCAGACCATCACAGCCATCGCCCAGCTCATGCTGATGGAGCAGGCGCCGGTCTCTGCCGCCAAGGCAGGCGTCTCGGTCCTCGTTGAAGTCTGACCGTCGTCGGCGCGGTCGCAAGATCGTGCCCGACGCGCGTGGCTAGGGCGGCCGCCCGAAGAGCCGAGTTCCTCCCCGGCCTGCCACGTCGCGTATTCGAAGGGAGACCAGCGGAGGATTCGCGTGAACGAACCGGATGCGCTCAGGCTTGACTTGGGCGCGGGAGAGACGGTGCCCGCTGGCTATACGCCGCTGGGCAATCATTACGGCAAGCCGATCTATCCGCTCAACTATGCGGACGGCTCGGTCGGGACGGTCCGCGCATCGCATATTCTTGAACACTACTCACACCGTGACATCGGCAACGTACTCGCCGAGTGGGTGCGCGTGCTCAAGCCCGGCGGCACGCTCAAGGTCGCCGTACCGGATTTCCGGTGGGTAGCGGAACGCTATCTCGCCGGCGAGGATGTGAACGTCCAGGGTTACGTGATGGGCGGGCACGTCGACGCTGCCGATCATCACGGCTGCATCTTCGACGAAGAAGCGTTGCGTGAAGCGCTGGAAGCGGCGGGGCTCGTCGACATTCGGCCTTGGAAAAGCGAGATCGAGGATTGCGCGGCCCTCCCGGTGTCGCTCAATTTGATGGGGACAAAGCCGCCGCCTGTCGCGCAGACTTCCGGCGCGCGATTGAAGGTCGCGGCAGCGATCAGCGTGCCGCGGCTGGGTTTTCAGGACAATTTCCTGAGCATCTTCGAAGCGCTGGTGCCTTTGGGCATCTCGCTCCGGCGTCATACTGGCGCGTTCTGGGGCCAATGCCTGACGCGCTGTTTCGAGGAAATCCTCGCCGAAGATTGCGACCTGATTCTCACCGTCGATTACGACACGATTTTCTCCCGCGCGCATGTTGCGGCGCTGATCGGGCTGATGCAAGCGCATCCCGAGGTCGATGCGCTGGCACCCGTTCAGGCATCACGCCACGCCGGGACGCCGCTATTCACGATCCGGGGTGCGGATGGCAAGGGACTGCCCGAGGTTCCGCGCGAGACATTCGATGGTGAACTCACGCCGCTGGCGACCGCGCACTTCGGTCTGACCCTGATCCGCGCCGCCGCGTTGCGCGATGTGCCGCAACCGTGGTTTTGCGGCCAGCCGGCTACCGACGGCACTTGGGGCGAGGGCCGCACGGACGACGATATCTGGTTCTGGAAGCAATGGGCGAAGGCCGGCAAGACGCTGTGTCTCGCCAATCGCGTGCCGGTCGGTCACGCTGAGCTGATGGTACGCTGGCCGGACCTGAATTTGGAAACGATTTACCAGGCGCCGAACGACTTTTGGAAATCAGGACCGCCGGAAACGGTGTGGAAATGAGCTTCGCGTGGCTCAATGACCGCGCCTACAACGTGTATTCGCAATTCGGCGAGGATGGCATCCTCGAGGCGATTTTCGAGACGATCGGGACCAGCAACAAGTGGTGTCTCGAGTGCGGCGCATCGGATGGGCTTTTCTTCAGTAACACCCGCCGACTGATCGAGCTTGGGTGGCGCGCGGTCCTGATCGAGGCGGACAAAAAGACGTTTCAGAGGCTGCAAGCCAATTCCGAGGAATTCGGCGGTCGCGTCCATTGTGTGCATGAGATGATCGACGCCGACTTTCGCCTTGAGTCCATTCTCGCGCGCCACGGCGCGCCGCCTGATTTGGATTTGGCGATCATCGACGTGGATGGACAGGATTACTACCTTCTCAATTCTCTTTTGCGCTATCAGCCGCGCGTCGTGGTGGTCGAATTCGATCCGAACGCCGACCCGGATTTCATCCCTGTCCTGGGCGGCGAAGGGCAGGCGGGCGTAAACGCAATCGAGCGCCTCGCGTTCGGAAAGCTGTATTCACCCGTTCACCGTAACTTCTGCAACGCAGTGCTGGTCAAGCATCCGCTCTATCACCTGTTGGCAGGACGAAGCGCTTGAAACGAGGCCCAGCCGCTGGGGAGGATATCGAAGTGATGACGGCCAAAGATTATGGCGTGCGCGTGCTCACGGCTTATGAGAACAAGCGCAAGGGCCAGATTATTTTCCCGCCCGCGCTGTTGCGCGATCGCTTGGTTCAGATCGGATTGGTCGAGCGCGTGAAGCTGGCGGAAGAGAGCG